CTCCACTTGGCAAAAGACTTTTCCTGCAACCAAGTACGAATGGTCTTGAAGGCGTTTGATTTCATTTGAGTTGTATTGGTAGCATTCACGCAACCAAAGAACTCTTCAAGGTTGATCCGACTGATGTCAAGATTCGGTTTCATAATCAGGTTCATTGTATTTCAAAAATTCCCAGAAGGTCAATTTCATTTCCTTCTGAGTCATCCCACAGTGCTTGGCAGCGGTGGGCAAGTTCATTGTAGCACGAAACAGCGCCAAATTGGCCTCTTTTACGTTTTGAGGTGTAGTCTTAACCTTTGGTTCCACCAATTTGGACTTATCAATATTAAGAAGACTCATAGTAGGTCTCCGTAGGGTGTATCATCCTTATGGAGAAGAACTCCATCAACCTTATCCATCAGGTCAAGCATACTTCCATGCATCAGACGGTATCCATATCCAACATAAAGTTGTCCGAGGAATACTGTAAGTGCCATAAATGCCCAGAAGTAATAATAGGTTCTGGACTTCTTTTGTCTTGGATACTTCATTTGAATTCACACTCCACCATTAGTTCGGTAAGACAAGCAAGCATATTTATCTCTTGGTCTGCTACGAACGCTCCTTGATACTGATACTTAGCGAGAACAAGGACAGCAGCAGGAACAGAAGCAGGAACCAAGGTTTCGTAGCAAGCGTCATAAATGCGACGGAGAAGTACAGTAGTATCATTATCCAGATTACTGACGATCCACTTACGTACTTCAGGGAAGTTTTTATCTTTGAGATTCTTGACAAGTTCATTTACAGCAACATCGGAGAACGAAGCAAGGATGCCAGAGTCAATCTTTCCACTGACAGCATATCGTTGACACTCATTGAGAACACGACGCCAATCAGGGAAGTGTTTGTTAATAAGTTCTACCAGGACCTTGTTATCATATTCAACACCTTCTGCATCCAAGATTTGTTGGATACGTTTGAAGAACTGGGCGGCAATGGACTGTCGGTCTTTTCCTTTGATTCCAAACTCGACAACGGAACATCGCGAGTGCAGGGGTTCAAGGATTTTATTTTTGTAGTTACATGTGAAAATGAACCTACAGTTACCAGCAAATTCCTCAATAAATGCCCGAAGACAGAGTTGTACGTCGTTGGACGTATTGTCTGCCTCATCAATGATGATGACTTTGTGTTTAGCAGTTGCTGTAAGCGAAACGGTCGAAGCGAAGTTTTTCGCATTGTTTCGGACGGTATCCAAAAATCGCCCTTCGTCGGATCCATTGATGACATAAACGTCAGCTCCAAGTTCATTACAGAGTGCCTTTGCCACTGTAGTCTTGCCGATACCAGGAGGACCTGCAAGAAGCATGTTAGGAATCTCTCCCTTATCTAGGAAATCCTGAAACGTCTTCTTTGTAGAGGCAGGCAGAATACACTCAGAGATCGTCTTAGGACGATACTTCTCAACCCAAATAAAATCACTCATACTCACTCACCAATTTCATGAATAACGGGTTGTTCGTGTACCAGTATACGATACAACTCAGGATTATTACCAGCAGAAACTGGAAGAAATTCTGTATCTGGATTGAACTCATCATCACGGATCGCTTGATTAATCACGATAGAGCCGTCTTCACCAGAAATACTACGATGATAAGTTCCGACAGGAACAACCAAAGCACCACTCTTACGGTTCATGTGAACGATATGATACGGAAACTTCCAATCAAAGTTCACAAGTTCAAACGTTCTTTCTCCTGAGAGGACACGATTATGGTCCACTTGATGATGATGGATATAGAACTGCTTTGCACCGATGACATCGTTTGGTGGTGAAATTGCTGGTCCTTCATGTATCACAAGATCAGATGCATTTGAATCATCTACTGAAATATCATAGAACACAACATCAGGTGTCTCTCGGAACACACGATGTTTACGAAATTGTACGCTACTCATGACAAAAGTTTACTAATACCAATGGTGGTCAGAAAACCGAGCATGATAACCATATCCCACATTTTGTATTTGAGAAAATAAGGAATAGTTACAGAGTCGGCAACTAAGTGTACCACCACACCTAGTTTAGCATCAACATGTAAAACAACAAAGTAGGAAATGACGATAAGAGCACTTCCAAGTATTCTTAGATACTCAAGGAGTTTGACCGAATGTAGAATCATTCAAATGTTCTAGTTATGAATTCTGAGGATATGTCTTTAGCACCCATAGCTTCATACATGTAAGTAGCACCAGATCTAGGATTTGTGTGATCTCCACAGGTAAATACATCACAGACAGCTAAGTGCTTTTCAGGCCATGTATGAATACTGATATGACTTTCAGCAAGAAGTGCTATAGCAGTTACTCCACAAGGACTGAACTTATGAGAAGAAACTTCTAGTAAGGTGCTTTCAGATAATTGAGCGGCATTTGCAAGGACGTTGCGAATGTGCGCTTCATCATCCAAAAGTCCAAAAGGACAACCCTTAAGGGTAAAGAGAATGTGTCTCATCCGAATGTGGAATCAGGTTCCAGAGCGATAAAGTATGTAAGGTTGTACTTGGAATTAGTGAACTTAGACAAGAGTTTAGATGAGACAATAACATCATAAGCACCAGGGATGATTTTGATGTTTTCAATCTTGAAGTTGAAGGTGAACTCTTTGTCAGTTTCTCCAACAACAAACTCTTCTGCGTGAGAGGTGTCGTTCTTCTTGTCACGAACAACCAGTTTAACGACACCTGCGCCACCAACAACAGACAGGTCAGGAAGTTGCAGAACAGCAGCAGCTTTTAAAACTTGTGAGAGGGTATTGCTATCCAGTTGGAAGCAAACATCCTGAGTCGGAAGACTGATTTCTTTTTCAGGAGGAGAGATAATAACAGCAGGGTCAGAATAGAAATACTTACCCCGACGATTGCCTTCACGGTAGGCAAGATAACTTTCTTCTTTGAAATCCAGACCAGGATTGGTGTAGGTGCTCAGAATGTTCAGAAGTTGATTCAGGTCATACAGAGCAACATCACGAGGAAACTCTTCATCAATCTCTGCCTCAGCAAGGATGTTCTTGGCGACAGAGATGGTACGGAGTTTAGTACCCTGCTTCACAAGAATGGAATTGTTGATTCCGGCAAAATTCTTGAGGATGGTGAGGGTGTTATCAGATAGTTTCATAGATTCGCGTAGTTTCATCACTGAGGGTAGGTTTCACGTTGTGCATTTTTATCGTTGAAATGCATCAGAAGAACAGCATAGTGCAGAATCTTCATGATATCACGTCGGGCAGTGCCTTTCTTATCATAACGAGAGGCGTACTTGAGGATATTGGATCGGCAGAATGCTTCACCATCACCACAAGCTTCAATCAGATCAAGTGTCTGAATTTTGTCATTACCGGCAGAGTAATGAGCGTTGTAAGTTCCAGAAATATAATCCTGCAGTTCTTTGAGGATAGTATCCTCATCATATTTGTACCGATTAGAATCTTTAGTCATAGTGTTGTCAAAAATAGTAATGTGATCATTACCCATGGCACCTGGAATAGGTACATTGATAGTCAAATTGTGTTCGTCCTCGGGACCGTACATAGTATCGTAAAGCAAAGACCAAGAGTTTGTCATCATTATATCAAGAGAAGGTTTGAACGTCAACCGTGTCTTGATCGGGCATCTCAAAGTCAGCATCAACCTTGTCATACAGTTCAAGGAATGCCTGCTTTGTTTCATCATCAAAGCGATTGACACACACCTGAATTGCCTTTGCCTTATCACCAAAGATGCTATATGCCTTCACAATGTGAACCAGACGACGGGTACTAATAATTTCTTCAATACCACCATCGTAGAAAGTTTTACGGATGATGTCTGCCCAGTCAGCAAGTCGCTTACAGAAGTTTTCATCGTCGCAGAGCTTGTTGAGAATCTTAGTTTCAGTAGCAGTGGTAGGATACTCCTGTTCAAAGGTCACTGGGAATCGCTCAAGGAAGGCTTCATTGAGCACGTTAGTTCCAATGAATCGTCCGTCGTCTGAACCTTTACCCTTAGTGTTTGCTGTTGCGATGACGTTGAAACCTGCACTGGGTCGGACAAACTTGCCAATTTTCTTAAGAAAGACTCCATTTCCTTCAAGGATACTTTGGAGACAGAGAATTTTATTAGAGGCGAGGTCAACCTCGTCAAGGAGCAGGACAGCACCTCGTTCGAGTGCTTCAATGACTGGGCCATTGTGCCAGACGGTTGCACCATCAACAAGGCGGAAACCGCCAATGAGATCATCTTCATCAGTTTCAATAGTAATGTTTACACGGATGAGTTCTCGTCCGAGTTGAGCACACGCTTGTTCAACAGAAAACGTTTTACCGTTACCCGAGAGACCCGTGATAAACGTAGGGTAGAATACACGGGACTGAATAATTTTTTTAATATCACCAAAATTGCCAAACTTGACGAAGGAATCATCTTTTTCTGGGATGAGATTTTGAACAGCAGCAGGCATCGCTGCAGGAGCATTGTAAGAGACTTCTAGTTCTTGAACTGTCTCTTTGGTAACTTCAAGGTTCCACTTGCCACGACTTACTTTACAACCCTCTTTCTCAAGGCGGCGAGTGATGCTCTGATAGTTACAATCGTTCATAGCACACCATCCCCGAATGTCCGCAGAGGTGACTTCAGGACCATAAGAATCTTGGAGTGAAGCGATGATGGATGAGAGTTGCATGAGTGGTTTATTTCAACATAGTAATTATACAAAAAAAGAGGGTCATATAGACCCCCTAGTGGACAGTTATTTGAGTGTCACATCACTTGGATCTGCGGAGAGACCTCTTACTTCCTTTCAAAGGGGTGGGTGGTTCCAGTTCTACAACAGGTTCTGGTGCGGGTTCAACAACTGGTTCAGGTGCTGGTGCGGGGGCAGGAGCAGGAGCAGGTGCTTCCGCTGCCTTACCACGAATTAAATCTCCAAATCTGCTCATGGTCCTTGCGTAGTTTTCTACTATTTATTAAGCAACAAGTTCCACAAACTCACCAAGAATTTTCTTATTCATTTTTTTCGTGCGAAGACTCTTGACAAAAGCACTCTTGATCTGCGTTTTAGTGGCATCTTCTCTCACTTCAAAACCAGTTTCCTGTGACAGAGAGTTTGCGGAGAGAGCAAAGTAACTATGGTATCCAGAGTTTTTGATGGTGAACGCTTTGTCCTTACGCCAAGAGAGTTCTGCCTTGTCGTAGTCATCGTTGAAGACACCACAATAACGGCGAATGAATTGTTTTGCATCCCTAGACTCAAGAACACGAATACCAATAAAGTTCATATCGGGGAAAGTTGCTTTCAAATCTTCCAGGAGAACATCAGTCATCTCATACCACTCTCCACCTAGAGAACGAGTGATGCCAGTTTTTCTGTTCCGGAGGAAGCAGTGAGGACCAAGAGAGTTAATACCAATAAATGGTTCAATCGCATTACGACGGAACAATTCACGATGATACTTGAGGGGAGCTGCTTCACCATCAGTAAGGACCACACACTGAACCTTCTGAAGTTTGTTCTCACGCTTGAACTCTGGAAGAATTTGATGCAAGCAAACTAGAGTTTCATTCAGGGGAGTTCCAGAAAGATTCCAACCGATAGGACTTGGGTATGTGACCCAATAACGATGAGAGTATGCCACCCTGAAAACATTCTTCATCTGCTTTTCAAGTTCAGATCCACTGACTTTGCTAGTGAAAATGTTCATAAGAGAGAACCACTCAGGAATTGAAACCAGTCTATCTTGAGGAGTATATGAACGCTCACGAACCTCTGAACCGCCATTCTCATCGCATTTGACTAGCGGATACTCACTGGTAAATGCATAAACATCAAAAGGAATGGACACCTTCTTACAAAACCACATCAAGTTGAACAGTTGCTTGAGAGTGTCCATCAAGACAAAGTTCATAGAGGCAGACCAGTCAAGAATAAACACCAACCCATGATTCTTCCCATCAGCAAGCGTAGTCACCTTCTTGAACAGGTCCTCACTGTATTTGTAAGAATGAAGTTTAGAGCAGTCCAGGACGCCTGTGCGGGAAGTTGTAGCACGGGCATATGAATCTGCTGCCTTCTTACACTCAAACTCTTTTACCAGATAGTTGACTTCTTTCTGAGCAGACTTCTTAAACTTCTGATACTGAGTATCAATAATATCAAAGGCATCACTCTGCTCATACTCATCCCAAACTTCAGAGCACTTTCCATGAACCTCAGCATTAGGAACAATCACCCTGCTCAGGTCCATATGAGGAATTTCTACATATACATTCTCCATACCTCGGTTGTCAACAAGGTCTTTCAGGGCATCTTCAAGTGCTTCCATGGTCTTGACTTCAACCTGGTCATCAGTTTCTTCTGAACCAGTCTCCTCTCCATCCTGAGCATCTTCAGATTCTTGCTGTTGGGGAGGTGCGGGTTGATCTTCATTCTCAACCTCTTCAGTTTGCTCCTCGGATTCTCCAGACTGACCCTGAGGTTGAATTTCCTGCTTCTGTTCCTGCTCACAGAACTTCTGAATCATCTCCGCAACATCAAGAACTTCTTCAAATGTCTCACAATCACCAACTTTCTTAACCAGTTCCACTTCTTCTTCCGTGAAAGGAACAACTTCAAAACTACCAATCTTGTAATAAAGGTTAATTTTATCAGCAAGATTGTAAGAGTTCAAGTCATCATCACCAATAGCAAAGAAGTCCTGCTCGGAAAGTTCGTGGTATCCACGGTAGAATGACTTGGAAATACCAGCGTAACGACGCTTCATCAACTTCTCAATACGAGCATCCTCAACAACGTTTACAATCTGAGGATTGATTCTCCTATCTTTGATCCAGTTGATATCAGGTGTGTAGAGGGCATGACCGACCTCATGACCGACCAGCATGTCATAGACCACACCACTTGCTTTCTCCCACATAGGGAGCGTCAGGACACGACTGTGGACGTTAAAGCAGGCAGTCTCCACTTTCTTGTGCTCAACCATCAAGTCCTC